CGGACAATTTTCGGACAGGAAACGGACACAGTAAAAAAGAGCCCGAAGGCTCAAAAATCGTTACCGAAATCATAAACATCTATTATTTGAATTGGTTCTAAAGGACCTTCATTCTTTCTTTTGAGTTCTTCTTTCAGTTTTTTATTTTCCTCGTATAATCTATCGCGCTCTTGTTGTAGTTCGTAGTATTTATCGCCAAGTTCAAGAAGTTTCGAGCTCAGTTCAACGTTGCCAACTTTTTTGAGAAATTCATAAACTTCTTTTATAGTTTTGCATATGTCCATAAAATCATCCCCTTTCATTGCCATAATTCGCCATGAAAAGGAAAAATCCTTTTTTCCGTACACCACCGCCTCCCACCCCTGGCATGATCTTGTGGTGTTCGCTACCCCATACAGCACCCCTGTAATAGTTGAGCCCGACGGAAAGGGGAGAACCGTCGGGCTCATATAGAATTAGGAGGTCAGAAGAATGCCAGATAAAAAAGGTCTCGCTTCCGAGACCTCTGTCAATATCATAATACCATATAAGAGTGTATCTTTTTGTATCATATTTCACATTTTGAAATTTCCCTTATTTCAGGGTTTGTCAATAATTTCAATGCGCTTGCATGAATCCTGTGGACTTGCGCCCATTGATAGTTCATCTCCACACATATCTGCTCCCAACTCATCAAATCAATATACCTCAGCCGTATCAGATAGGCTTCCCGCTCAGGCAATGACCGTATCGCAGTCTCTATTTCCTTCTCAATTGCATATGCCCGCTTCAGCTGATAGTTGATCTCGTCCTGCAGCTCCACGATTTTGCTCACCACGTCGGAGATTTTATCATCCTTTCGTGTTCCCCGCCGGCCGGGTGAGATCTGCGTCGTTACCCTCGTGGCCTCTGCCTCCAGCTCGGCCAGCCTATCCTCAAGCTTCTTTATGTTCTTTTTTATCCAGTATAACCTCTGCAATTGCATTTTTGTCATTCGTGATCATCCCCTTCACGGTTAGCTTTGTCTTTTGTAAGTTTGCAGTTTCCTGCTATTGCGAATTAATCCCAATAAACATCATCAATCTCTATAAGTGCGCCGCATTCCGGACATTCAAATGTTGTTCCGTTCCAATCACATGGGTCACCTACAATACCAATGAAATCTGCATACTTAATGTAAACCTCTTCTTCGCACTTCGGACAAACAAATCTTACTTTTATGGGCTTTTGTATAACTGTTATATCAACTTTATTCATATTGGCCTCACTTCCTTCGCAAACTTTATATCAAGCGTTTTCCCGTCCAAGTCTGCATAATCATAAGCAGGTATAACATCTTTTTCAAAAGACTGTTCCATACAATCACCTTCGCAACCTATGCAGTCTCTAGTGTCTTGATGATTCTGTTCAGATACCATGCTGCTTTCTTCAGGTCATCGACCCCGCCCTTGAAGCGGTACCTGCTCAGGTATTTGATTACATTTCCGATGCAGAACCCTTCAAAAAGATCCGGTCCAAGTTTGTCCTGGATATAATCGATGACCTCGATCTTGCCGGTCGTATAGTGCGGTGGGTGGTTGATGTAATCTGGCGCTGTTTTTGGTACATCGTCAATTGCCTTATGGAATTCGCTATTCTTTACACATTCATCCACTGCGGATTTGAATTGTGCTATAAGCTCTTTAATTGCTCTCCTGACATTGATTATTGATTCATAATAATTTGGCTCCGTTAAGCTTTTATCACTATTTGCCGCGATCTTTTCTTCACTTTCAACTGCAACTTTCGCTATATCTTCCCGGGCTTGCTCGCCAATCTCTTTGATGCTTGTTTCTTCCTGTTCTCTGAATAAATCTTCATGAACTGTCTCATCGGTTTTTTCTTTTGCCGGCCTGCCCGACTTCTTTCCGTTCAGCAACATAGTTACCTTCGCAATCATCATAGATTTTTTCATTTTTGGATATGACGGCATGAACTGCTCCGCGATCTCTTCAACACTCATGCCTTCATCTGCCATTTTCTTCACAACATCTTTTGTCAGATGCGCCATATCAGTTCCCTCCAACTCTTTAGTAGTTTTCTCGAATCTACCGATCAGGCTGGTGACCGTCTGAAGTTTTGTCCCGAGTTTATCTGCGATCTCTCCAGGTGTCATTCCCTGATCAAGGAGTGCCTTAACCTTCATCCACGTGACGGCTCTCTTCTCTTCGTTCTTTGCCTTTTGCCGCTCGTATTTTTCTTTTTCCTTCCTGCCCAACGGGCTTTCGTAGTATTCCTGTACATGCTTGCGTCTCTCAGCTTTTTCTATGGCTATCACATCAGGCACGGGAGCGAATATCACTTCTTCTCCACTGGCCTTGAAGATCCGGTACCGTCGTGTGCGAAATTCGATGATGTCAAATCTTGTTCTGTAATTGCCAGTATCCACCAGGACGTATGCCGGCCGAATGTCAACTATCCTTCCGGTACAGGTCCTGAAATAACCCTGGATCCTATCTTTTTTCCACGTTCCTTTCTCATAGATCTTCACTTCATCTCCAATTGCCAGTTCATCAGGCCGCATACGTTCACCTCCAGAAATTTAGTTGCCGGTGACAGGTTGGTGACAAGTTGTGACGGGTTGGGTGACAGGTTTGCGAACCTGTCACCGGCTTACAGCCGACTGCATTTGAAGTCATTTTGGTGACAGGTTTGACAGGTAGTTTTCAAAAACTTAAGATTTTTATATGCGTATTTTTTCTATACCTTTTCTTTTCTATTTTTATTTTTTATCCATTTTTATAAAAATAGATGGAAAAGGAAGAAAAAATAGACCCCAAACCCGCTTGGCTCTAAGGCGGTGACAGGTTGCAAAAACCTGTCACCAAACCTGTCATACCTGTCACCCATTTTACAAATCCTCCCAACGTTTTGGCAGACTAAGATCTGCCGGATCATAAAACTCCATCTGCTCATACGTCTTTTTACCTTCGTATTTCCAATGCAAGAACGACTTGGCCAGGTCGGTGAACCTGATACCTTCCCAGTAACGAGCATACTTATTGCGATCTTTTTGGAATCCGCGCTCCTGCAGCTTCCGCGCCAGTTTTGTTGCCGATACCGGGCGCAGTCCGTTCTCCGCGCACCAGGACGAATACACACGGTAGAGATCTGCTGATGAAACAGACGAGGCCGAATCAGCGATTACGCACTCATCCAGGAAGGCCTGCAGATTGTCCATTTCGATCCTGTACTCATCCGTGGCCATACGGACTTCTTCAGGAGGTATGAGCCCATAGCGCTGCCAGGCCATACAACCCTGAACCGCCCAGGCCAGCACACCCGGCAGCTCTGCACGGAGCTTGTTCGGCAGTTCTGTGTCCTGCTCTTCAGCCGTGATGTATGCCCTGAACGGTATCAGCATGATCCTGCGCCAGATGCCGATATCGGTACCCTTGATCACAGGCTTGTGGTTGCACTCCATCCACAGCTTGAACTCGGGAACGAACTCGAACGGTTCCTTGTACAGCCTCTTAGCCATTAGAGGAGCTCCGCCGGTGATCTGTTTTACCAGTCCTTCCTCGAGGCGGGCGCCTTCGTTCGGTTCGTCGGTCGTACACATCCGGGCCCCGGGGAGCCTGGCGATCTCGCCCATGCTGTTGTAGTTGTACTCCCTCGAAGTGAAAACCTTGTCCGAGGCCTTACGTACATATTCGCCCAGCATGGACCTGATGGTTTCGATGAACGTCGACTTGCCGTTTTTCCCGGTACCGTACAGGATAAATATGCACTGCTCCTTTGTGGATCCTGTCAGGGTATATCCAATGGCCCGCTGGATGAAGTCGATCAGGTCTTTGTTGCCCTCGAAAATCCTGTTGAGGAATGATTCCCAGGTTGGTGCCTTTGCGTCAGGATCATACGGTACTGGCAGGATCCTGGTGATCATATCCTCTTTTCGATGCAGCCGTAGTTCTCCGGTCCGCAGGTCCAGTGTCCCGTTGGCACAGTTGAGAAGGAATTTGTCACGGTCGAACCATTCTGGCAGTGCCGCGATGCCGGGGATAGACTCGGCTTCTCGGATCATGCTGTCCTTCTTGCTGGCGTTCCTGGACCCGCACAGCCATTTGTAAAGTTCCTTGCGCTTTTTCTCGTCGGCAATGAGTGATTCGTACCGGTATATTGCCGTGATTGCTTCATCGGCCAGGGTTCGGATCTGCCGAAGCGTGTCCTCGCGCCAGACTTTGCCATCGTATATGTACCAGCCCTTCATCACGTCATACTTTAGGATCTCGCCATACTTCTCAACCAAGCGCTGGGCGTTCCACATGTCGTTGTATGGTCCATAGATCCACTCCGGGAGTTTCTCCGGCGGAGGTTCTCCGATATAGTCCAGACCCTGGTCGATTTCCGGCGGTTCTTCCTGTTTGGACCGGGACTTTTTCGGTGCCGGTGGTTCGTACACTTCCCTGCAGTCTGCAATCGCGCGGGCAATGGTGATCTGGCCATACGTCCCTGCCTCACCCCGGCGCTCGTCCCATTTCTTCCGGTACAGCCCGGACCGGCGGAAGATCCTCTGCATCTGCTCGGCATCACACCGGGAGTAAAAGGCCAGCAGGTTGCACAACGCAATATCAGCTTCGCTCTGGCTGGCATATCTGCCCTTCCAGTTGCCGTTCATGAGCTCCGCGAACAGGTCCCCGTTTTTTGCATTGAGCGCGATCTCGATTACTTTTTCATCATCGAGAAAAACTTCAGAATTTGATGCGTTTTTAATGTTTTCTGCTTCATTTTTTTGAGTTTTTTTAGTTTCTACGTATTTAGCATGAACGATAGCCAGTTGTTCAGTGCGCTCCTCGATCTCTGTGTGGGCATCGTCCAGCACCCGGCCGGTCATGCAGAAGTACCGTCCGGTCTCATACATTTCGACGGGGTCCTTCCGTCGGCGGCCGGGCGGGAGCTTGCCCTTGCAGATGATATGGATCCCCCTGCCCGACTGGCTGAGCTCCGTGTAGCTGTCGAGAGTAGCGATGATATCCCTGGCCAGCTCCGTCAACTCACCCGTCTCCGGATTCCGGCAGTCGTCGATGTCCACACCGACGATACCGTCCCCGTTGAACACAAAGCCAATGCCGGGATAACCTGCCGTGACCATCTTGTCATGTGCGGTCCAGTAGTCGGTCCAGGTCTCGGGATTGTTGCTCATCGCCTGTCCGCCGGTAACCGGGTTGATCGGTATCTTTGTTTGTTTCCCGTTCCGCACGACCAGCTTCCAGCAAACCCATCTATCTATTTTCTTTAGTTCCTCAGGAATGTTGTTGAAGTACATTTGAGCAACCCCTTAAAATGGAATGTTCAGTGCCTCTTTGAGCTCTTCATTCGTAATGCCGGCCTTGCGAATCAGGTCGCTGATAAAACTGTATGTGTGCAGCAATTCAAGATACATCGGCCGGTACTGCATTTTCTGTTCCATAGGTACCGAATCATCATCAAACCATTTGCTCATTTTGACCATCGTGTTGTGCGCCTTCTTGAGCGTGTCGATCAGGTGTAGTTTCTCCCATTCTCCAAGCTCGATGCTGCATGTGTTGTCCCGGTTGAGTATGACTTTGAAAGATACTCCTTCCGCCATATCAATCACTCCTCCCAGGGCATCTTTTCATATGCCTGTGGCGGCGGGCTTGCCGGCCTGGTAGCTGCTGTAGCTGCTGCCTGCTGTTTCAGATCCTGTATAGGGTACCCGTTTCCGGGCTGCCCCTGTGTCTTTGGTGGCTCCGGTGGCACCTCCGGCGGCGGTGGCGGTGCAGTTGTGTCATCCTTCTTGCTGTCAGCGAAGTCGACCTCATCAGCAACGATCTCAGTGATATAGTGCTTCTGACCATCCTGGTCCTCCCAACTGCGCATTTCTACACGACCGAACACTATCACCTTGCGACCTTTCCGGAAATATTTGCTGCAGAACTCCGCTGCGGATCTCCACGTGACTATCGGAAGAAAATCCGCCTGAGGACCGTTTTCAGACTTGTACCGGCGGTCGACCGCCAGCGTGAATGTGCACACTGGCACGTTGTTCGCCGTTGTGTACCTCAGTTCCGGATCTTTTGTCAGCCTGCCTACTAACATGACCTTGTTCATAGCAATCCCTCCCATACGTCGATTTTCTTTTGTATTTCCGGGCTCAGCCGGCTCTCTGTCGTCCGGCTTCTTGCCCCACTTTACGAACTTGCCGCAGTCCTTACAGTCTATCCTGGAATAGTGCGGACCATGGTCCATAATGGTTTCCATGAGATCTATGCTCCCGCACCATCTACAAGCATCTCTCATGCCAGGTCACCACCTTCGCACTTTGGGTCCACCGATAACCTGGCAACCAAGCTTCAGGTATACTTTCTTCCTCTCCCGGGCCCAGAACACCATCTGCCTGACCTTGCTGTCATAGATGTCATACACCACAGGCTGAGACTTGCCCTCGTACGGCCGCATGATCCGGCCAACCGCCTGCTGGATCGATGTCTTGTCCCTGTGTGGAGTGATGAGTATCAGCCTATCGAGCCTCGGAATGTCCAGGCCCAGTTTGGCCAGCTGATATGTCGCAAACAGGAACTGGTACTTGCCGGCACGCATGTCGGCCATAATCTTTTCGCGCTCGCGCTTCGGCGTTTCACCGCAAACAAAGACAGCTGTGAAACCATGGTCTTTGGCCAGTTTCGTAAGCCTCGTCAAATGCTCTAAACTATCGCCCAGCGCAAGGCATGAATTGTTTTCCCGGATACAGTTCTTCATGATCCACAAGATAGGATAGTCTCGTTCCAGGTCTTCCCGCATTGCCTTATATAACTGCTGTATGTTGAGCATTTCGCCTTCCGGTGTCTCATACTCGAAATCCGTTTCGATGAACTCCACCCTCGGCTTCATGACCGGGAGCCGCGGATCATCCTGAGCAACTTCATAGATTTTCGGGCCAATGATATGGAACATGGTCTCAATCAGTCCGTCACTCCGGTACTCGCTGGCCGTCAGACCAAACCTGTAATATGCCGGAAATTGAGATATAACTGATTCAAACATCCGGGCGTTTTCCTCGTCTTTAAACACCAGATGAGCCTCATCGACAACAACACAACCAAACTTCCACTTAATCTCCGAGAGCTCTCTCTTGTACAACGTCTGTACTGTCGCAAAAGTCATGTGGGATCCTATTGACATATTTTCCGCCTGAATTATACCGACCTGATCTCCAGAGAGGCCCAGCCTGGTCTTGGCCCGGTCCATGCTCTGTTTCAGCAGATCCATCGTATGAGTGATCCAGAGTGTGGGCTGTTCTAACTCAGCGATAATACCCATAGCCGTCTCAGTCTTGCCGGCGCCGCAGGGCATAATGATAACTCCCTGCTGCCATGCTCCGGCCAGCTCCACCGCCGGTGCCTGGTAATCTCTTAATTGTGGTTTCTTAGGATATGCTATTTGTGGTAATTTGAGGCGCTCATCATGTAATAGTCCTTTGCCTACCTTGCTAGCAATTTCCCACATCCGGGCAAAATACCCCCGCGGGATAATATATTGCTTGCGTCCATTGACCGTTTTCTCTGTCCATAGCTTGATATATTCCGGACCCCACGCCCAGCGGTTCAAGCCCATAGCTTTTTTCTTTGCATGCTCCGGGTTCTTGATTGTCAGCTCGCTCTTGATTTGCTCCAAAATCTCATCCGGAATATCCTGCAGCCGTAGCATGTTGTCGACGATAATCCTCATCTTGCTTGACCCCCTCCAAAAATTGAATAATGCTGATAACCTCGGGCAAATTCTTGCAGACATATGGTGTCATCTTGTACATCAGCTCCGGCTCGCAGCTCTCATCGAGCAATATAATCGTGGGCTTGCCCTGGCCTATCTTGTACCCCGCTTCCAGGTGCGCGCTCCTATTGCAAGGCAATACCAGGACGCATATATCGCTCACATGTAACGCGCCCATATCAAGCTTAAAACCCTTTTCTGCAATAGGATGATTTAGTGCTTCCAGAAAATCTTCATGCTTCCAGTTCTTCCATTCAGTATCAATCTCAGACCAGTGGAATCCATTGTTGCCCGGCGCAGGATTCCGGAAGTCGTATACCTCGTGGCCGAGCTTCCTAAGCTCCGCCACCACTACCGGCTGTATATTGTTCCTCCATGATGATGCAACGTATATTTTCATTTGGTCGTATCCTCCTTTGGTACAAAGTACCTGCATTTTACGCGTTTGCCTTCAACGCGTATCTTCTTGGGTTCTATGTAACAGTATCCAATTGAGCCGTCTCCAGTCCACCCTGTAGCTGTGAAGATACCATAGTCGGGTTTATAATATAAGCATTCTTTGCACATCATTAATCGCCTGACCTCCTCCAAAAAAACTCATATCCCATCCGCTGCCCTTACGCGGAAGCTCCGGAAAGTCCAGCATATTGATGCTACCCCGGCGGCCTGAGCATACATCATCCCGGACTGCGTGCCACGGAATCAGGAACGCCCGCTTTGTGTTCTCTGTCAGCCAGATCCCGATGATGTATGCGTGATCCTTACCGACCAGCTGCATGAATCTGTCCAGGCCTCGGCGTTCGTTTAGTGTGATACTCTTAGTGTTATAATCAATTTTTGGTTTTTCCCGGACTTTGACCTCTATCGCATAACCCCCGCCCGGCGGAATGATCAACTTGTCAAATACGGTACCGTAGCCGGCATTGATCAGCTTGTGGTTCCAGAGTCCGACGGACCGGAGAGAGGCCGTTATGAGGCTCTCCCCTTTAGCCCCGCGCTCCTGTTTTTGCTTTTGTGTGATTTTCTCCATCTGCAACCTCCCTGACGTAATACAGAAATGGCCTTAGTTCCTCTCTGCTTGCTCTCCGGCGTTTCTTGATAATTTTTTCATTCAGGGCCTGACAAACTGCTTCTGCCCGATTCCGAGACTTGTAATGTCCGAGAAGCGGACCATTGCCAGGACGGACGATTTCGTACTTGCTCATAACCGCTTCACCCTGCTACCGTTCTCTGTCTGTTCAACATAGATCTGTTGCGGGAAATGGTTCTTCATGTTTTCGTCGTGGGATATTGCCAGGATCCTCATCTCAGGATAGCGTTCATGGATCGCAGCCAGAGCGGCGCAGTATGCGTCCACACCTTCTGCATCGAGGAAAGGCGGCTCATCGACAAACATCATCCCCAGCTGCAGCCCAACTCGAGACGCCTTGATCATGGCAAGTGCAAAACTGACCGCCAATGCAGCTCGTACCTTCTGTCCGCCGGACCTGCTCAGGTATGGCAACACACCATTGTCGACGTCATTGATGATGATATCGAGTGTAGCCACTTCTTTTGCTTTGTTGCTCTTGAGGGTTTTTTCAGTGACAAACTCCAGCCGCATCCGGCCACCGGTCATCTGGGACAGGATCTCATTGGCCGCAGCCTCCAGCTCGGGAACGATATCCCGGATGATCTGATACGGGATCCCGTCCTGGCTGAAAGCCTGGGCCAGTATCTCAAGGTTTGCCGCCTGGCCGGCAGTTACCCGCAACTGCTCCTGTTTTTCCAGCAGCTTCAGCTTCTTTGCCTCAATGGCCAAAAGTTCAGCATTGATACGCCCGATACGCTGATTGAGGTCGGAGATCGATTTTTCAACGGTTTGTACAAATGCCTCGGCCTGGCGCTTCTCATTGGTGAGGTCTTCCTTGTTGGCCGTTATGGCGGCCAGGTCATTCAGCCTGTCAATGATCTGATCACACCGCTTATGCAGATCCTCAATATCAGCATTCAGCTGACCGATTGTCCCTTCTGTGGATTCAACAAACTGCTTTGCTTTTGGGATTTCGCCCTCCAGACGCTCAAATCTTGCCAGTTCTGATATTTTCGCCTTAAGTTCTGCCGCCTTTCCTGTTTGCGCCTCAAGTTCATGTATTTCAGGCTCTAATGCTGCCAGTTCTGCTTCAATTGTCTGTATTCTTTTAAGTTGCTCAGCCTCCTGGATCCTCAACTGCTCAGCTGCCGCAGCGTCTACTGCTAACTGGGCAAGTTTTTCTTTTGCGGCGCGATATGCCTTAACGTTATTGATGGCAGATACATGATCGTGGCTGTTGTAATCTAACTCGACCAATTCATTTATAAGATCATTAGCTTTTTTATCGAGTTCTTTCAGCGCTGTGGACGCAGCCTTTGCTGACTGCAAAAATTTGCACTGTGCTTTGTCGATATCAATACAGCCCGAATCTTTCAGCGTCTCTGTCTGTTTCTCCAGATTATTCATCATAATCTGAATATTGCTGAGTTGGTTGTCAAGTTCCTTTTGTCTCGCTGCTTTCAGTTCATATTCTTCTAATGCATCCTCTGCGTCACTGAGGCTTTCGATTGTCTTCCGAAGCTGATCCTGCTCTTCCAGCCTAAGTTCTATTGTGTTTAATCTGTCCATTGCAATCTGACGTGATCTGCGCATCTCTATCAGTTCCTGGTCAAGCCTACTATGTCGGATTCTTTTGTCGGCCAACAACTGCAGCTTACCGTCCAGCGCTGCGAGGTCCAACCGGGCTTGTTTGAGTTCAGCGTATTTCTCCAGGATGTTCTGCTCATTCTGCAGGAAGCTCTTCGTCTCTTCTACACGGCGCTGGAGTTCGTCGCGTTTTTGCTTCTTTGCTGTGTAGGCGTCTGTGATATCCTTCAGTTCATTTTGCAGTCTCCGAGCCTCTTCCTCATACCCGGCAATGGCGCCCAACTTCTCCTGGATCTCGCTCAGCTTGTTCTTTGCCACGGCAAGGTCATCCTGAGCGACGTGCAACTCGACTTCCGCCATCCGTCTTTCCGCGTGGAGATCTTCCTCGCCGGCAACCTCATTCTCAAGTTCGGCGATCTCTTCCTTGCTTGCCCGGATCTCCCTGTTTACGTCTGTCAGCTTTTCTTTTGTCAGCTTCAAGAGTTCATCATATATCCCGAGGCCCAGCAGGTTAGCCAGGACAGCCATGCGCTCGCTCTTGTCGGCCTCCATGAATTTGCCATACTGGTCCTGCATGATCAGTACGCAGGACTGGAAGGTGTCACAATCCATGCCAAGCAAGTCGATGATTTTCTGCTGGGTATCAGTCATGCGATCGCAGCTGTGGTCAACCCAGACATAGCCACTGTCGCCCTTAGTTCCTTCTCCATAATCAGAGAATGCGAATTCACGTTTTGCCAGCGCCAGCGTGCCCTTACCGGACCTCTGCCTGGTTCTTGTTACTCTCCAAAGGTTATTACCGAGCTGGAAGGTGAAGCTGATGCTTCCGGACTTTTCGTCATTGCGTATCCAGCCGGTCAGTTCGTTTTCCCTGGTCTTTTCATACAGACAATCAGTGATGGCATCCATGAACAGGCTGGACTTCCCGGATCCGTTCTTGCCATTGACCATGGCGAAATAGATATCCTGGAAATTGAATGTTTCTTCAACGTACGAGCGGTAGTTACGGACCGAGATCTCCACAGGGAGGAACAATCCGGAAGCGGTACCCATCGGCATGCTCGCCTGTGCCTCGGCAATGATGCCGGATACTGTTTCAAGCAACTGGACTACTTTTTCAGGCTCTACATTTTTTTCGTCCAGATACCTCTGCAAGCACGATTCTACGGTCATCTTCTCGTGGAATGCATTTTGGTTGACGCTGGCCGTCACCTTCTCCGGCCTGATCTCGGTTACATAGTAGGCGCCGGCAGCATAGAGATCCTGCTCGAGCTTCTTTTTATTGAAGGCTTTTTCTGTCTCAACATCGCAAATATAGAGGACCCGGACGACTTTATCGCGGTACTCATCCTCATCAATACACCGAGTTATAAGTCCTTCTTTTTGGTAGATGCTAATTAGGCCGGAGTCCCATCTTTCAGTTTTGAACTCCCTTGCCGGCATCTCAATGAATCTGTGCTCGTATGTGATAGGTGATTGAAATGTGCCAAGTTCATGGATCCAGAAGCCCTTTCTATGCCCTTCATCATTGAAAGTGAAAGCATCTATCGATCCGGCATAGAAAACGGGCTTGTAGCAGTTGGCTACCTCCTGAGCCTTGTGGATGTGCCCCAGGCACACCAGGTTAAACGCGCTGGCATCCAGCGCAGCTGCCGGTAGCACGACTTCATTTGCTTGGAATAAATGCTCGCCATTATCCAGTTCAGCCCCCACAACAGTGTGGTGAGCCATCAGAACCGATGGGATATTCGGATCCACCTGGGCCGACAGGCCGGCTACGATATTGGCCAGTTCCTGCGAAAATACTTTGTTCTCTTCCTCGGCTGACATTCCCGGGAACTGCGCACGGAAATGGCCTTTATCAAAGCCAGGCAGGCCAGCGACCTGAATATCACCTGATTTTGTAGGTACAATAGTGATGCCGGGAGCGACAAAATATTCAACATTCTTTGTCAGTTCTGACAGTATGCTGAATTGTGACCTTCCGTCGTGATTCGGGGTACCATAGAGGACAACAACAGGAGCGATCTCCCCGAGCCTGTTCAGATACGTGGACGCTACTGCAACTTCCGTCAGGGCCCTGTCTGACCATACACGCGCCTGGTGGAATATATCGCCGCATACCAGGATAATGTCCGGCTGTTTCTTCCACGCAGTTTCAAGAAGCGCATGCAGGCATTTCATTGTGTTTTCCATTCTCTTCATCGGATCATCGCACTGGGGCCCGACGTAGGCTCCCAGGTGCCAGTCAGCAGTGTGGAGTATCTTCATGCCTGCTTCCCTCCCTGCTTTCTGGCCGCCTGCTGGCATTTCATGCACAGCGGAGCACCGAATTTATTGGCGCTGAACTCATATACGTTCCTGGCAATCTGAACTTCGCACTGGCTGCACTGCAGGATTTCCTCTTCCTGCTCTTCCCAGGGCATAGGGTTCGGCGGGCCGGCCTCGTAATCTTCATCGATGATCTCTCCAGTTTCCGGATTATAGTCATGGTGTTCTTCCGGCAATGCTTGTGCCGCACCCGTGCTCAGCTGCAGGCCGGAGCCATACAGAAGGTTGCTGCTGGCTATTGCGCCGGCAATGAGTGCCTTCTTGACATCAGCATCCCGGCTATCCAGAACAGGGTACACAACGATGAACGGCTTCTGGAGTTCTTCGATTGTATACGCGCTCTTGATCGACAGGCCTTTTCTGATGCAGCGGGACAGGGCTTTGCTTTCAGCATGCTCGTACGCAAATGCCTTTGTCTGTCTGAGCTGACCTTCTTTAAGATGTGTCATGTTGCTGAAATCCATCTCTCTTGTTGCCTGGACCAGCCTCCAGCCTCCGGAAAGTTCGGGCAGCTTGATTGTCACCCTGACAGCGACATTAGACCTGGCCGCACAATTTCCACATGCCGGAGCCTTGCCGGTTGCTTTCACGATCTCGATGCAGTTCTCGCAGATCTTGGACCTGACCCTGGTTGACTCTACTATCTGGCCATTAGCGGCCGTAAATAATTTCAGCAGAGCTTTATGGGTAAGGGCGTACATTTTAGGACCGTTCTGTGTTTCAGCGTTTTTCTCTTCATATATATCCCTGTCATTGAGATCCGTGGATATCCTGACCTGGTTAACAACCAGCCTGTAGATTGGGTTGACTTCCTGGATGCTCTGGACCGGTATTAAAAGATTGAATTTATCCTGGGGGTAATCGTTGATGATTTCATAGATCTGGTTGCTCATTTACATTCTGACCTCCTTTGTGATATCTTTTAAGTGGAACTGTTTTGCTTGGCCAGCCATTTGCTGACTACCGCTTCCTCGAGCATTGCGTAGTCCCTGGCTGGCATTTCTATTTCTGTCTTGCTTCCGTAGTAGTTTCCGTCATACTCAGTGAGCACGATCGTGATGTTTTCCGGTGGTCCACTGGTGCGGTCCTCGATGATATCCGCATCCCGGAGCTGTTCGACACGCATTTTCATGTTGCATCACCTGCCTCGTAGTTCTCGCAGAACAGTAACTCTGTCGATTCTGTATCTCCATCGGGTGTGATGTGCTCAACATTACAGTTACTGAGCGTTACTGCATCAGGACACTCACAGCCTGTCTCCGGGTTGTTGTATTTGCATGTGTCCCAACCGCAATTGACCTCTGGCATCCTCAAACCCTCCTGTCGTAGTGTTTTGGCTTGATCAACCTGATAGTTTTGCTTTTGAGTGCTGCTTTGCGCCGCGCTTTCTCGTATACCCTCCCTCCTTCGAAGCTGGCGACTACTGAAACAAGCATCAGTATGGTTACAATCCATTCATGCATTATCTGGCCTCCCTTCTATTAGCCACACGTCATGTTTCTCGTTGCCTATGTTCCAAGCTGTTTCATGATCTGCACAGTAAATATCAATTATCTTGCTGTCATACTTGTCCCGGACCCACTTGGCTGTCCGGTCCTGTACTATGTACTCACGGCCATCTATCATGATCCGGCTCCCCAGCGGAAGCCATCCGGCCACTGATACACCAGGCGTAAGCTCCACGCCGGCGGCCCCATAGACTTTTCCGCCTGGCCGGTTCTTTGCCCAACGACCGCAACATTTCTCACAGCTGCAATATCCAGTGACGGTGTACTCACCGAGGTACGTTATCTGCTGAGCTTTCCGTTCGCCACCACGGCCGACCATCTCCCACTGCAAGGAACTCTTCTGGAGTTCCCGGATCTGACGTGAAAGTTCGTCGATGTGGGATTCCTGAACAGCTTTTTCCTGCTGTATCTGCTCTATCTGAAGCTGCAGTTCTTGGCTTGTTTTTCTCAAATTGGCGATTCTATCGGCCATAAGAAACAAGAGTGCGAAAAACTCGACTAAGCAAATGATAACTGGCAAAATGATGGGTAACGCACTACGTTTATTCATTGCTGCTCACTCTCCCGTATACTTTTGTAGTACTGGCAAGCGGGATCCTCGAAGTCGACAAGTTTACCCGACATAGCGCACAGGGCTTTCCCATCGTCCAGCTGCTCATCAGAAACCTGGTCCATGTCAGCGTGTATGCACTCTCCGCAACGGCCGACAGGTAGAGGTGCAGTAGTTGACTCAGGTTCATCTTTGACATGTTCTCCCATCTTCTGGAGCATGGTCGCTGTAGCCTTGCGGTACTTGATGTAGCTTTCCGGATCGGTTTGCTGTATTTCTTTCAGGGCTGAAAGCAGCTTTTTGTATGTATCAACGATGATATCGAAGTAGACCTTGTATCTCTGTGCAGCATCGTTCTTGGCCAGTTCTGCCTTTTTGCGGAGTTCCTCAAGCTCCTTTTGGACCTCGTCGGGTACTTTCTCCACGGTTATGGTATCAGTGGCACTTATTTCGATTGGTTTGCTCTTCAGCTGCTCTTCGAGTTCGTCTATTCTGTCCTCAGCTGCTTTCCGGGCCGCTTCAGTTTTATTTAACAGGTCTCTAAGTCTCTTGACTTCATCGTCGTTATTGGCCTGCTGCGCTTCCCTGAGCTTTGTCTGGAGCTTTTCCGTTTCTTCTTTTAGTTCATTGTTCTTCTTTTTCAGTTCGTCCTGGAGCATTTTGACGTCCGCCTGAGTGTTCCTGAGAACCTGATCTTTTGTGCGGAGTTCCGACTCTAATTCCTGTCTCTCTTTCAAGAGCTTTTCAGCGTACTTGGTCCTCTCTTCCACTATCCTCTGTGCATTTTCATATTTCTGCTTCCATTCCTTGACGGCCGCCTCAACCTCCCGTGTAGACATATCTTCAAGATCATGCTGCTGTATAAATTCATTGCGCTGATCGGCAGGGACATCGAGAAGCGCATAGATTTTCGTCGGCGAGAAATTTCCCAGCGCTGGGAATTTTTCTGCTTCCTTAGCAGCATTCATGAACCGATAAGCCGTGGACTTGCTAAAATCAACTTTTTCTTTCAGCCAGTCCAGGAAACGCTCACCCTCGCCCAGTTGCTCTTTTGCTTCAATCAGTCTTTTGCCAATCTCTATTATGCTGTTAGCAGCTTGCGCCTTATAAAAGTTGATTTCTGCCTCTATCAGTTCAAGAGGCCTTGCCAGTTTGTCCATATAACCCTCCCCTTTCGGATCATGCCGGTACAGTTATTTTTACTTTCTGTCCTTTTTTCTTTTGGAATATTTTCTCTTCGGTCCAGACCTTCAGGAACTCATCAATCTCAGGAGTAGTGGAACAGTTGTTCATTCCCCTGGTCTGGATAATGCGGTCTCCGAACAGTTCGAGTGTGTAATAAGGCTGGTCTGGATCAGTTGCTTTTCTGATGAGAAAGATGCTGCAATATCCGCTCGCATGCCTTTCGGCATATGTGCCGACACAATGATGGAGTGCTTTACCTTCCTCTATGAGTTCCCTTACCGATTTGACTGGTCTGATAATAAGTCCGCCATACTCAAATCTGTATTTCTTGCTCAGTGTTTCATATCTGACTTTGAAGCTGAATTCGAGCTTCTCATTTTCTTTAACTTTTACCTGTGCAATCGTGTTTTGATGCGCTGTGTAAAGGTCTTTGGGGAACAGGACACGTTCGCTTTTCAGGTCCATTTCAAGTGTCATACAATCCCTGAGATAATCCCTGTAATTGACCAGGGTATCGCTCAGTGAATAAAAATGCCTCCTGACATTCAGGTCATTGCCCTTTTCATATTGCTTTTTGAGATAGTTGAATGTTTTTCTCAGGGTTGAGTATTTTGTAAGTAGAGGGATGTCACGGGGATATACGTATGTTAGTACTTTTTCGACCTCCTTGAGCTCCTGGATGGTATATCCCTTTTTATCTTTCTTATTCATCTGATACAATCTCAGAAATAGCGGACTATCCACAGATATGCCCGAATTACGCAGCAGCTTCAGATCGGCCCGATTTATCCTGAGCATCTTGAATACGGTTTTCCCCTTCCAGTTGACGGCACCATATGTTGGGGCCCCGGTGAGCTTAGCTTCAATCAGTCGCTTAAAGCCCAACTTGGTTAGATACTCAACCGTCCTTGGATATTTTGAGAATAAGTCGAAAAATTTGACCGCGCCCTCGTCGTTATATGACTGCCAGCAACTGTATTGAAAAGGTGTACCTTCTACTGCTCTTTCAATGCTGTCTATTGAATAAGCCGAAATACCTCTCGTTTGGTTATAAAGCTGCCATGTATGCAATTCGCTATAGATTGTGGTTGATGTTTCGAAATTATCCCATCCTGCAGGATGCATTTTGCGTTGAATTTCATCATAATATGTATATCTGCTCAACATAACGCTTTCACCGATTTTGAAGACATAAAGCGTTGTATCAATGAGCTTGGGCTCTACGCTTTTGAAATCTTTAACTGTGAAATCTTCAACACCATAAATGCCTCTGGCCACGATAGCCTCAGGGTCCACAGCGGACTTTTCATAATAGATAAAGTAAACTTGATTGATCATCCTTGTCCGGCTAATACCTGATGATTGAACAGTGACTTCTTCTTTGCATTTCGGGCAAATAACTATATATTTATGATGCAGTCCTTCGGTTTTGAACTCGTTCTTGCATGCCGTACAATAACCGTACTGCTGCTTTCCTTCTCTCCAAGTAAAGATATAATCAGGAAATAGCTTATTAGCGAACTCCAAGATTTCCGGACTATATTCTTTATTGAAATGCTTTAAATAAAGAGATGCCCTGATTGAACTCATAGCAGATCCTCCAGTCTTAGATCGAACTCCTCCCCTGATGTGGATTGGGGCGGTTCAACTGGTACCGGATTGCCGGCCGATGGCAGCTGAGCTGTGGATGCTCCGGAGATTCCGAAATAGTCCATAATGATTGCAAATCCTTCATCTGGCGCAATTACAGCACAATTGCCGACTTTGCGCTTTTCAGCTACCTTGCGTATTGCATCCAGGCTTTTTTCAATCGATTTGTCACTTGCCAGGATCTTCTCTGCTGAACTCGGATTTGATTCCACACGCTTGATCAGGTATTGACCGACTACCTGGATATAAGAGTTGTTTTTGTTGCGGTCCATTTCAGATCTGAGCTTTTCAATGGCTTTTTGCAACATTTACACTGACCTCCTTTGATTGTTCATCTGCTTTGGCTTGCTTTGCCGTCATAGCCGGTATTCCGCACCACGGATCTCCGGGCCTTATTCCAAAAAACTTGCAAGCTTTTCTCTTGGCCTGAGTACTGTTTTTGGCTTCAACTTCAGCTGTCCTTTCCCCGGGAGTTGTGACTATGTACTTCATTTGGACCTCTCCTCTCTGCTTTGCACATCGGGCACAGCATCCAGGCCTTCTTTTGTCGCTTTAGCTTACGCTCCAGCGCCCGATCCCCGTCCGGCCAGGTACGGACTACCACGAAGTGGATCCCGGCCTCCCTGACAACCTGTAGCAGCCTGGCGCCGTGCGCGGTGCATTCATGATCGTGGATGCGCTGGTCCAGGTTGTCTGTGTATCCTATGTAATGCCTGGCGTGCTGATATGGCCGCTCAAAGTGGATCAGGTAGACCATGGGTGCCTCCATCTGTAATCCCGAGCCAATGCAAAAAGCGCGGTTTCGGGATGATGTATTTACCGTTGACTTTTTCACTGGGGAATTTCTTCGAGTTAAACAACCGGTAGGTCTGACCTAACGGAAGACCAAGGATCTCGCTTACGTCTTTTGGCGTTAGAAGCATAGGGAGGTTTGAATAGTCCGTTGTCTTCATCATGTCTAAGCTTCCCTCTCACCCTCGTCGAATATGAACACTTCATGGACTGGCATGTCCAAGGCAGCTGCGATTCGCTGCATCGTACTAATAGTTGGATTCGTCGTATTTGCGAAGTCGTTTTCAAGAGTGCTCAGATACCCGATGGCGACAGAGGCCTTCGCTGCAAGCTCTCTGATTGTGAGGTTTTTTTCCTGCCTGATTTGTTTTATCTTGTTTCTCATGATTGACCCCCTCGCTTGTTCGTTCACACAGAATACTATCATATTCGCTATAACCGAACAACTTTCATTTTTATTTGCCATCGGCGAATTTCAATGAATATTATTCGTTTTCACCGAATATCAAAATCTATCTTCAATTTTCGTTGACAACGAATATGGAGTGTTATATAATGTTCTGTGATACAGAACAATTTAAGGGAGGTGTTCGAGCGATATGCCCAACACAATTGGCGAAAACATAAGAAGAACTAGAAATATACGAAAGATAAGCATAAACACACTGGCAAAGATTGCAAACGTTTCATTGGGATACCTCAGCGACCTTGAAAATGGCAAAATGAATAACCCAAGTGATAAAGTATTAGAAGCAATAGCTGAAGCACTTAATGTAACATCGGATTATTTGCGAGGACTGTCCATTACAGCTGTTATAGATCAACGTCTTGAGGCGCTTAATATGCCTTTAGATGTCTTATGCAAAAAAACCGGCTTGTCAGAGCAATATCTCCTTAAGCTTGATACTATAATACCAACCCCAGACGACTATGCAAATCTTACAAAAATAGCTGAAGCGCTGGAAATGCCACAGGGACCGCTGATCGCTGCTCTGGCAAGACAGGAACCGCCATTAGACACTGATGATTATGAGGTTATAGATGCAAGAGATGTATTTACCATCAATGAAGATGGAATTTCTCCTGCTCCACAAGCATTACGAGAGCTCGGCATAGGTTATATAACCCATCGCAAGACTCTTGCCGCGCTCCGCACTGACGGATATGAGGAACCATTGACAGAAGATGAAGCAAAAGCGGTTAAAGCTTTCTTGGAATCCTACAGAAAGTTAAGGGATGGTAAGAGTGAAAAGTAAGTTTGAAATTCTAACAGAGGAAACCCATAAAGAAAACATTGACATCGTAACCGCGGACCTGCCGGGCAATATACTGGGATTATATTATAACGAAGACAGCGCGCTAATCGCTCTAAATAATTGCCTGAAAACAAAAACAGAGCAAGCTTGCGTATTAGCTGAGGAGCTTGGGCACCATTTTACGTCCTCGGGGGACCTGTTGACAGACCAAAACATCGATAATACTATTGTCCGCCAGCAGGAAACCCGAGCCAAACGCTGGGCTTATAAGAAACTGATCCCTTTCGATGAGATCATCGAGGCATACGAAGCAGGCTGTCAGACCCTATACGAATTCGCGGAGTACCTGGAAGTGACTGAAGGGTTTTTACGGTGTGCTCTGAAACAGTATGCCGCTATGTATGGTGTGAGTAAACGGTATGGTAACTACATTATATATTTTGACCCACCAGCCATGTTAAAACTATTGGAATAAAAGGAGTTGATATTATGAGCGAAACATCCAAAAAGAAACGCCGCGGGCGAAACGAGGGATCCATACGCTGGATCGAATCAAAGCAACTATGGGAGGCCAGATATCCGGCGGGTAAAAAGGAGGTAATAGGTAAAGACGGTAATGTGTATTATAGGACGCATTATAAAAGCATTTATGGCAAGAAAAACGAAAAAGCTAAAGTCTTGAAGCAAATGAGGGAAGCTCTTGCCGCACTGGGTAAGGGTGAGTATGTTGATCCATCTGACCAGCCGTTCATATCTTGGGCTAAAGAGTGGTTTGAACTTTATAAAAAACCCCATATAAAAAGGTACAATACAAGAGAGAAATACTTGACTACAATAGCCCGTGTAAGCAGGTATGATATAGCTTATATTCCGTTGGAAGATCTAACACAAGAAATGATCCAGAAGTTTTATAACTTATTAGCCGAGGAAGGATTCAGCGAAGAAACAATTCGGGTTACTCATACACTCTTTAATGGAGCATTAGGCAAAGCTGAGGAACTGAAAAAAGTAAATAAAAATGAAGCTCGTGAATGTAAAATACCCAAAATAGATATTTTCTATGAAGAAGAAACAGAAGCGAGAGCTTTGACAGAAGAACAGGAAAAAGCATTTTTGTCTGAACTCGGACGCAGATCTAAGCATTATATGTATGCTTTATTTATGGGTAACACCGGCCTGCGCCCTGGTGAGGCTTTAGCCCTGACACGATCCGATATTGACTTCAAAAGAAAATGCGTAAAAGTGACTAAAACCTATATTGAAAGACTGCGCAAAGTTCAGAATGCGCCGAAAACGGATTCAAGCCGTCGGACCGTGCCGATCCCGGATAAGATTATCCCGCTTCTGCAAGAATACATGCTGATGCAGCCTAATAAAAACTCGGATGCTCCCCTATTTCAGACAGAAACCGGAAAAAGGCCGACACCGAGTTATTTAAGGAAACGATTCAAATCTGCTGGAAAGGCAATTGGATGCGATTGGGTGAATCTTCATACTATGAGGCACACATTCGCATCAAAGCTTTTTAAAAAGAAAATCGACATCAAAGTTATAAGTAAGATACTCGGGCATAAGGATGTATCAACAACATATAACATCTATATCCACTTCATAGATAATGTTATTGAAGATTCGGTGCAGGTTCTGAATGAGGACTTACCGGACAAGCTTCCCGAAAAGACTAAGAAAAAAGTAGATAATGTTACCCCTCTTCGGAAAGTTAGTACCCATTAAGTACCCATTAAAAAATAAAAAAGTTTGAAAAATAGCAGAAAAATTCGGCAATCAATTTCAAGTCTAAGAAAGAAAAAGGTCCTCCAAATACCGTAAAACCAAGTATTTGAAGGACCTTCGAGTTGGAGCCCTCAACCAGGGTCGAACTGGTGACCTCATCCTTACCATGGATGAGGTCATTTTCTTTGTAATGCTTGTATTTCTTAGTTTATATTTGTTATAAAGGAATATCATACCCATTAAGTACCCATTATCAAGTTATTTAAGATAACTTAAACATTCATTGCCTAGTTACAAATATTGTTATAAAATGAAAAGCAAAAAGGAGCGATGCCCCATGCGTAAAAAGAGCAACATCGAAAAACACAATGATGCTCTGCTCTTTTGGAACACATTAGGACCTATCATATACCGAATTGTAGGCATCATCATTGTCGGTGGCCTGTTGGCAACATTTTTTATTGTTAGAGGTGCTATTAACCGCCGCAATGAGCAGGTAGCTATAGCACAGCAACAAGAGCTCACCGCAAAGCGTCAGGAGATCGTCGATCAATACATCGCTAATAACCCCAAAACATTTGGCACCGTCACGAAGCAATGGAACAGCGGCAGCCTGTTTTTCGTGGAAAGCGATTATGGAGAGTTTACCATCGCTTTTGAGGATCTGACCATTACAAAGGTCCTATGGAAAAGCAAGGCTGGCAAAGTTGAGGCATTATATGAAAAATAAATCTTATCGCATCGAAACCATTGAAAAATGCACTCGCTTTCTTTTCGTGAGCTTGGATACCATGTATGGCAAATGCAGTATCAGTGGTTCATGCCCGAAGGGTTTCACGCCTGGTTTCACAAGCCAGGGAACCCAGAAGAAATCGAGATCATCACCCACAGCAAGCATGTCCAAGAAGCAATCGTGAATTTCAATCAACCCTGGTAAGCAAAAGGCCGCCGTTGCCGGCGGCAGAAAAGGGTAAAAATGAAAACTGTGAAACTAAAAGTAAGAATATTATATTGCCCGATAAAAAGCAAATTTCCCTATAAAATAAAGCCCCCGGGATCACCGAGGGCTGTTATCTTTGTTTGCTGCCTGTGCGTCGACGCTGGCCTCGGCCAGTATGTAGACAATGATTGCAGCAAAACCTCCTATGATGGCAGTGATGCGCTCGATGCTCCCGTCAGGCACATTGCAGGCAACTAAAATGGAGCCTACCAATGCGATCACAAGGCTCCAGAACTTCCTGCTGCTGAGCTTCCTTTTCCAGTCGATCATGGTATCACCTATCCTTTCAATATTTCAGCGCTCCAGCAATTTTCATCAGGAGCGTATCAACCCACTTTGTCTTCCATGCCGTGTCCTTGCCGCCCCATCCGATTATGTCGATACCACCGGGAACCTTGAGGCTAATTTCTGTAACAGCCTGCAGCAATTCTTTGCTCCCCAACTTTGCGATTTCAGCTTTTACATCGGTGCGGAATGTATCCATGCTCTTGCCGAACTTTGGGAACCAGTGCATTACGTCGGCGTGGCTGCTGGCTATACCAAGTTGAGCGCCCTCACTATGGCAAATGAGATACGGCTTTTCAGGCTTGATATTGTACAGTACGCACAGATAGGCGCACAGTTCCACGGCCTCCTTGTATACCTTTTCAAAGTACGTTCTATCCGTCAGGCCATCCTCGCATATCTCAAAGCCGATGTAACCGGTATTGTTGGCATTCTTTGCTGCCCCCAGACTT